AGGACCACTAAAAACAGTCATGGTTGTTGCTGAGTTTGAAATATCAGAAGCCAAAGTTGTTTCTGTGCTGATGCTGCTATATTTGCGTGCCATGTTTTTCCTTAGCGGTTGTAGTGAAGTTTAATTGGGAACTTACCAGAAAGTTTTGCTGCTTCATCTGCCAGTCTTTGATTGTAAATTGCATAGACATATTTAGAAGCAGACATTCCTGCATTAGATGGCAGTTTAGTGTCAGCATTATCTGACTCTGCACTTGTAAGATTGATTCGTCCAGCGTCTAAGAATGATAGTAATCTCCAAGATGCACCCATGGTAATAACATCACGGGCTGATTCTGGAAGTCCAGATACATCTGAGAACTCATCATTGTTAGAAGTTAGTTGATTAGGTTCTGCTGTGTACCATACTTGGACTGTGCGACCTGGTGTAATGCTGTCATAAATTGAGATACTGTTATTAGAATTAAATGAAGTTGAGTTAGCCATTGGGTCTACTCGCCAACGGCGAACTGGCATCCATTCTTCTGATGGTCCAACAGTTTGCCATGAAACCGCAAGAATACTTTCGGCATCATCTGGCAAAGAGTATGTATTTTTTGCTGGATTAAAAGTAAATGTTGTAGATGAAATTGCCCATAGTCTTGGAAATACGGATAAAATTGTGTCGTTAATTGCTCGCTTGATTGTATTACGTGGGAATGTTGGACTAAGTGTTACCTGTGCGGACTGAGCATGTGAGGTTGGAACTGTGTTCTGATAACCTCTACCAAAGCCAGGGGCTACACGCATAGTGTTGTTATTCTTATCAAAGGAATCTATCCAAAATAATTCGTCATCAATTTCAATGACTCCCTTTGCAAGGTTGGATGATGAGCCAACCTGAATGTCAACTCCAGTACTTGAGATGCCACCAGTATTTGCTAAGTATGTGATTCGGTCTTGTCGCATTGTGTAGCCAGCAAGACTACTGCGTACCTCATCTACCATATCATTTAATGTAGCCATTTTTACCTTTCATACCATCCGTTATCCCATAGGGTAAGTAACCGACTAAAGTACTTTTCGTACTGTAGAGCGATTACATCAAGTGAGTAGAGGGAAACTGCTCGCTTGTGTATTGCTACTGGGTCTAGTGTTTTTACATCCTCTACTGCTTGGCAGAACTCAGAGAATGTGCGACATCTATATCCAGTAAGACCATTGATATTAGTTTCAGTGAAAGCACCCCAGTCAGTTGTGATTGTAGGTGTTCCACAAGTTTGTGCTTCGATTACCACATTGCCAAAGGGTTCAATGTATTGAGTAGGGGCAAAGGTTGCTATAGCACCACCCATAAGTTTGGCCCGTTCTTCTGGACCAACTGCTCCAACATACTCACCATAGCCATCAAACTCACCAGGACCAGCAACTATTAATCGCTTACCTAATGCTTCGCATACTTGCTGAGCAATTCTGTAGCCTTTACGGTCAATTAATCTACCAATAAACAGATAGTAATCGTCTTTCTTTTTCTGTAAAGGAAACATTTCAGGCTCAAGATAACCATTAATTACACAATCAAAAAAGTTGCCATCTACCGTAGTAGGATTCTTGAACATTGCATAGATGCTGTGCATCCAAGCATAAGACTCAAAAACTTTATACTTGCTAAATACTCCACCATAACCAATACCAAACTCAACTGTAATGTGGTTAGGATAAGCATCTGCAATTGGCTTCTGAATACTTCCGCCAATAACGCAGATAAAATCTTTTTGTTCCAAGCGTTTGCCTAGTTCTACAATCACATTGGCGTTAAATATCTGCCAGTGAGGTAGACTTGCGTCAAAAGGCACTTCCGTATAGTGCTTTCCTTGAATAGAATCAAGTCTTTGCTGTTCTGTTATACAGGTTACTAACTCATCTACTGGTGCTTCATTCTGTTCACCAGCATAAAGATAGACTGTATGACCCAGCGACTTCATCATTACACAGAAGCGCCTTACCTTTTCGGTATAGGCGCAGTTAATATATTCTTTTGTAGTCTGCGTATGAGGCAAACTTATAACGTGAAACCTCATCTGTCCCCCTATGAGTTTATTCTGTTGTTTGTTCCTCAACTACTGGTGGGACAAAGTTTTCCCCATCCCAAGTCCAGCCAATATAGGCTGGTTTTTCTGGAGTGTATTCAATTAATACACAGTTCAAATCTTTTTCTGACTGTTCTTTATTGTCTGTAACAATTACATTTTGTACAGACATTCCAGACATCATTGCAAATGTAGCCATATTATTCTCCTAAAAATTAGTAGTAAAGAAGGATGCAACCGCCGCCACCAGCAGCGCCAGTATTTGCTGCTGCTGCGCTATTTCCTGAACCGCCAGCACCACCGCCGCCTGAGCCACCTGCTCCGCCCACGTTTGCGCCACCTGGAGAGCCTGCACCTACTGCACCACCACCGCCACCCCCGCCTCTATTAAGAGCGGCAACAGTTCCACCAGCGCCACCAAAACCAGAACCGCCTGGACCAGCAGTACGTGCAGCGTTAATAGACCCACCGCCACCACCACCTACAAAACCATTACCGCCGCGTCCACCGTCAATGGTACTTTGTCCAGACCCACCACCGCCACCACCAGACATTCCATCTCCACCAGCCTGACGACCATCAGTTGCAGCACTAGCACCACCAGCAGCAGAGTAAGCGCTTCTGAGAACTCCACTGGATGCGGTCGTAGCAAAATTTTGACCAAGGTATGGCTGCGAACCATCAGAACTACCAGAAGATGCTGTTCCACCACCAGCACCTGCTCCTGCACCGCCATTAGTTCCAGTCAAAGCAGAACCTGCTGTGCTAGTAGTACGACTACCAGCGCCGCCGCCTGCTAACAGCATTCCATATTGAGTTGTGCCACCATTACCACCGTCAGCAGTATTACCACCAGCAGCACCACCTGCACCGATAACACAAGTTGAAAATGCTGGAGTCCATCCCATTGTTACACCACCAGCGCCACCACCGCCAGTTCTAGAAGAAGCGGTTGCGCTTTCAGTACCAGCAGAACCACCGCCACCACCTACAACAATTGCCCATACCCAAGTAATTCCAGATGGGATTGTTACTGATGTACCTGATGTAATAGTTTGTTGAAGTTTAAGTCCGTATGGAGCGCCAACTGGTCGCTCAGGAAAAGTATTAACTGACATTATGAAATCTCCACTCCACTGATATGGAAGTTAACTGTAGTCGCTGATGCTCCACCTTGAATTGTTTGAGCAGCACTAATTACTTGCTTTAGGTCAATAACAACAATTGAGTCAGCGGCAATGGCAACCAAATCGGCAAGTTTTGTACCATTAAGTGCTAGGTCAAAAGTTGCTGCAGTTGTTGCTGTATTAGTAACCACAATGTTAGTTACTACTGCAGTAGTTGACGCTGGGACTGTATAAAGAGTTGTAGTCAGCGTTGTTGTTGCTGCTCCTCGGAAGAGGGCCTTAGTCGTTGTAGCCATTAGTTACTACCTTTCATATTAGTATGCACCCATTATATTCATAAGTTCTATGTCTTTGCCTTGAATTGTTAAACCGCCTGTGTTTTGTCCTGCCGTTACGTTAGTACCAATAAATACGCTACCTGAAAAGTTGATACGCATTTTTTCTGTTTCGTCTGTTGCAAAAATAATTGCCCTAGATGCTGAGTTATGTCCTAACCAAAGAGCAGTAGAGTCAAGAGCAATACCTCCCGCATAACCACTGCCTTTTGCGGTAATTTGACCTGACCAGAATGCGTCAGGAGTAATATCTGTTGATTGATTATTAACAGCAAGTTTAGTATTTATTGTTGCACCATAAGTTGCGCCAGCGCTAGTTCCTCCAATAGCAACATTACCATCAGCATCAATAACAAATGGTGTTGTATCAGAAGCCACATCGTTAACTACAAATGAGTTGCCTGTGCCATTGTTTTGAATGGCAAGCGGAACCGTTGTGCCTGATGCAACTGTAATGGTTGAGCCACCATTAGTAGAAACATAATCAGTTGGCAATGGGCCTGTTGCACCTGTTGCTCCTACTGGGCCTATCGCTCCTGTTGCTCCAGTTGGTCCAACGTCTCCAGTTACACCCGCTGGACCTGTAGCACCCGCTGCACCTACTGGACCAGTAGCACCCGTAGCACCATCTAATCCATTAGTACCTGCTGGACCCGTTGCTCCAGTTGGGCCTGGCACTGTAGAATCAGCACCGCTTGCACCTGTCGCACCTGCAGGTCCCGTAGGACCAGTTGGTCCTTCTGGTCCTGTTGGACCTGTGGCTCCTGTAGAGCCAATTGCTGTAGAGTCTGCACCAGCAGGCCCCGTTGCGCCAGTGGGTCCTATAGGGCCTGTAGGGCCCGTAGAACCTGTATCACCCTGAATACCTTGTATTCCCTGGGGTCCAGTAGCACCTACTGGTCCCGTGGCTCCAACAACTCCTGTGGCTCCTGTTGGACCCACATCGCCTGTAACTCCCGTAGGTCCGACAATTCCCGTTGCTCCGACTGGTCCAGTTGCTCCAGTCGCGCCAACACTACCAGTAGCCCCAATAGGGCCAGTGGGACCAACATCACCAGTAACTCCAGTAACACCTTGAACTCCTTGACTTCCTTGTGGTCCTGTTGGACCTGTCGGTCCGACATCACCTGTTACTCCTTGTGGTCCAGTAGACCCTGTTGGACCTTGCGGTCCTGTACTTCCTGTGGGTCCTGATGGACCCGTAGCACCAGTGTTTCCAGGTGTACCTTGTGGACCTTGGTCAGCAGATAAAGAAACTGCAACAGTTGGACTTACTGACTCAATAGTAATAGTTGTTTCATTTGGTGAAGCATTTTCAACAGAAAGATTAATTGCCGCACTAGGCGTTTCTACAATAATAAACTCTGTCATATAGTCACCGCAGCGGTAACAACAAACTTCCCCTCAAGAATGCGTGTTGTTTCAGAACCTGAATCAAGTACTAAATCATAATCGTAACGACCAGCAGCAATTGCTCCAGTAGTAACAGCAGGAACGCTAACAAGAACACGTCCATTAAGTGCATCAAAGTTAATTAAATCATTAACTGTTGTAGCACTTAAAGTAGTAGTTGTTGAGCCAGCAAATGGACGCACAGTCATTGTTGCTGAATAGTTAGTTAAGTCCCATGGAGTAGCATCAGTTTTAATTACAAACTGTAAATTAAATGTTGTAGCCTGCTCACAAACAATGTTATATTTTGCACTCATATTATAGAGTCCTTAATGCATCAACGGCAGATTTGCCAGTAGTGCTAGCCAGTTCATTGCATACGCCATTTAAATCTTTAAAGTCAGATGGTTGACGTACTGCGCTAACTTTGTAGTTAAGCGCACCAATCAAGCCTTTGCCAGTAGTACCAGCCCAAGCATTAGCAGCACCTTGTTCGTCCAGAAATGCAGTACGGGCAGGATAAGTACCGCCATTAGCCAACCTATTTAACTCTGCACATAATGTGCTGCCTTCTGTACCTGGCATTTGCTACCTCTTTCGATGATGTTTTGGTAATATCAAATTAGATGGCTTTTCTACTGCACCAAAAAATGCTTTGTAGTAATGCTCATCAAATGAAAATCTTTTCATGTGCGGAACTGTTGCTCCTGTATGACACCAGACTGGAACTTCAGCCTTGTCACACACTGCAAAGAAATAAATATCTTCACCCATGAATGTGCTACCAACGCCTACTTCTGTAAAGAATGGGGCATCTGGTAAAACTTCTTTAATCTTAGTAACTGCATTTCGATGCATTAGAACAAACCCCATACCAGCAGCGCCTACTTGAATAAACTTATTATCAGGCAAAGGATGTATTCTTTGGATACCGACTACGCCATCTGCTTCGCCAAACTGATATACAGTAGGCATGGGAATCATAAGCGGGTCTTCTGGATTATCAGTAGTAAAGTAAACACCAGTAACAATAGGACGCTCATTTGCGTCTTTGTTATCCCACAGTAGTTTAAACTTATCAACACTAATAACTACATCTGAATCTACCCACAGCAACCAGTCTGACTTGTTTTCGTCATACCAGTAGTTAATTACTTTTTCTCGTTGACGAGCAATTTGATTGCCTTGACTACGCAGTGAGGTTTCAAACTTAATACCTGAATGAAGCAATACATCTGCTACTCCCTGCATAAACTTGCCATCTACATTGCCGTTATCGCACCAAGCAATTGATACTGTTTCTTGCATGTCCCCTACCTTTACTATTTCTTTTTCTTTGCTACTGCAGCATTGTCAACTAAATTAGGGTATGGCCTGCCCGCTGCTTTAGCGCGGGCTTTAGCCTTAGCCTTTTGTGCTGGTGTTAATTTTTTAGAAGTCTTTTTTGGATTCTTTGTATCCCAAAATGCTTTCTTCACCACTTCACCTTATCTGCCCAGTATGCTGCTGACATTTTGCCTTTGGCAATATTCTTAGCATGACGTGCTTTGAAAGAAGCCTGACGCTTAGTAGGCTTTCTATCACCAACAACACCCTGTTGACCAAAGCGAATAGTCTTCACTTTATCGCCTTCTTTAGCCACAACTACGTGTGATTTCTTTGGGTGATTTGGTGTGCGCTTAGGCTTGTTAAAGCCTGATACTCCTGCTCGCTTTAGTCTAGGGTCAGCCATAATTTTAGTATGTCTTATAAACTTTGTTAACGAGTTTTCCGCCAGCACCAAATAATCCACCGTTTGAACGTGGCTTAATTGGTTGAATTTTCATATTCATATCTAGTCCTGGATTAGGAACTTTTCGACCTGCGCCTGGGCGTGGGTCAACTACTGGCTTGTTTCCTCCTGGGGTTTTGTTGCCTGACTTCTTTGCTCCCCAGTTACTTCCCTTTGGTGCTGGTTGCATTATTTTACCTTTCTTAGTTTTGAATTCTTCTTACTTTCCTTTAATTCGCTTTCCTTTAGAGTCATAGCGTGCACCCATTAGGAGTGCGCCAAAAGCCTGACCCTGTTCTGCTCTAGCCTTTTTGCCAGCAGCAGCAGCACGGGCATCAGCACCTGGTCGTATATCTGCATCAGCGTTAAACGCAGTGCGCCATGACTGATAAGCCTCATTAATTTCTTTGGCTACATTTTCAAAATAATTACGATTTTTAGCCATTACTTCTTCTTGCCCATCTTCCTCATTGCAGCCTTCTTAACGGCTTTTTTAGCAACCTTCTTCATTCCCTTTTTCATTTCCATCATCTTCTCAGACTTGGACTCCATCATTTCGCCAGCGGCGTATGCCTTAGCGGCCTTCTTACCTGCTGGTGTATATGGGAACTTCTTCTTTCCTACCTGTGGCATGTTAGACTCCTATTTCCTTTAGTACTTCGGCGGTTTTTTTATTTATATCTTTTGTCTTTGGCATAGTTTCTGCATTGTAGGCTTTACCTAAAGTCTCTGATGCGCTATACGCTGCCTCAACATCTGACATTCTTGTTCCTGCTGGTTGCATACCTTGGGCACGTGCATCCCTGTATGCTTGTAGTTCTGCATTCCATTTCTTATCAGGAATGTCTCTGGCTGCATCTCCTACACCTAATTCAAGGGTAGCAATTTTGCAACCAAAACATCCTTCAACATACTCTGGATGTGTTTGCTTTTTATGTAGACTCATATCGCTGTAAAGTTAGCCTCGGTTACTCCGATGCCACCAGCAATAAGAGCGGCCTTAGTCGCTTCAGAAACAACATGGTTTCTTCCGCCAAGATAGATTTCCTGATAGTCGTCTAACTGGTCATCTAACAGATATCGTGTAATTGAATATGTCCCGTTGTTCTTAATAACAGTTAACCCTTTATCTAATTTATAAAAATGAAATAAACGATGTCCACCTGCTGGTCCTTCACGGACAGTTGGTGTTTTAAATACGTACTCTGTCATTCGTCCTCCTTAATGGACTTACTGATGAGGCTAGGTTTCCCTAGCCCCACCCGTCAATCAACTAAGCGATTGATGAACCTGATTCGATTCGGTATAGTGCCTCTTCGCGGTAGCGAGCAAAGCCAAGTACGCCGTACCAACCCATTGGGCGATGACGCATTAACTTGTCTACTACTGGTCCGATTACTACGTGTGGCTCTTCTGCCACTGCCTCAGCCATTGCCTGTTGTCCAGCAATGATTGTGCGGTAGTTGCGAGCAGATGATGCTCCGTCTGTAGCATTGTATAGACGTGGTGACTCTACGAAGTATGCACCTTCGTATGTTCCGATTTCACCAGCCCAGATGCGGTCCTGTGCAGAACCGTACTGATTTGGTAGAAGCCATCCTGCTGAACCTGTTTCTGCACGAAGGTCGTGTGAAACTTCTGGGTGAATACCAGCCCAGTATAGTGAACCCTTGCGGGCGATAGCCTTACCAGCACGCAACTTAGCAACAGCCTTACGGATGTTTGCTGAAGAAAGTGTTGCTGCTGCTGTAATTGTGGCTGTTGAAGTAGCAGTTGCACCTGCGTAGATTACGTTTGTACCACCGCGCAATGTTGTCATTGCTACTGAGTCAATAGAATCTGCAAGGTTAAATGCAATGATGTTAGCAATTGCTGGGTCTACATCTGCTAGAGAGAATAGTTCCAACGCACGTGTTACAAGTACTGAGTTACCATACTCGTTAAGAGTAATGGTGACAGATGTTGGTGTAGACAGTGCTACTGCATCTGGGTCAGTATCTTCAGTGAGAGCAGTTGTTGCTGCTGAAAGGTCAACGTAGCGCTGTAGGACTACTGTTGAACCTGGGATTGCTTGCTTAGCAGGACGCTTATCTGCGACAGAACGAATGAGTGGTTCTGAACGGAGAGCGAACTCTAGTAGGCGGTCATACGCCTTTTGTACTAGACCTGCTGCACCTGCTGTACCTCCAAGAGTAGAGGAACCAGTTGATGTATATGCATTAGGCATGAGTTGTCACCTCCAAGTGACTAGGAGCGGAAAATTATTGAGAGCGAAGGAATGCAATTAGTTCTTCTTGAGAGTTAAACTCTCCGCCTAAACGTGCTTCCAAATCCTCTGCTCTTGATGGAGTCCCTGCATTTTGTGTGATGATGTCTTGCTGACGTAATGTCGCACGGTCTACATCACTAATGTTTTGTTCCTGTGCATCACGGGCATATCCAAACAAATCTCCGTTATCATCGAGCCAGTTCATAACTGTCTCATCGTTAACTTCTTCTAAGTCCTTTAGGATAATACGTGCTGCCTTAGGATTGACTCCCTTTTGTTCTAAGATTTCTTTGACGGTTCGCTCACGCTGCACCTTGGATAAACTCTCAAGTTGCTCAGTGAGTTCCTTGATACGCTTTTCATCTGCACGCTTGGCTTTGCGTAACTTTTTTACTAAGTCATCGCCACCAAGTTGCTGGTCGGTATCTAGTTCGTCGTCTTCGTCATCCCAGTAATTGTTGCTCATAGCAACCACCCTTCTATTCGTTGTTAGTCGCAGACCACAGTTCAGTTCGGGGAAACTGGCTGGCTTCTGCTATCGGTCTTATACACTGCATGGGGCCGATAGGTCCATGTCAGGAATTTAGATTGAGCCTCTTACTTCTGATTTAAGAGATACCTTGCTTGTTCCAGATGAACCTCTGAAACGTCCAGTTTCTCTTTTAGAAATATCTTCAAGTTCTTGCTTAGCACTTGCAGACTGACGTAAGTAAACATCTTCTGCCTGTTGCTGTGTGTATGTTCCGTTCTCATAAGAACGCAACTGAGCCGCACGTGGAAGAACTCCAGCAATTTGCGATGCACCAAGTTCTGCTTCATCTCTGCTGATACCAAGGGCTGCATATTCTTCCATTGATGCTGTATTAATCTTTAGTCCTTGCTGTAGGAATGCTCCACCAATTGAAGCAGCCTGAGCCTTAGTCTCTAGTTTAGGTAGAGTTTCTTCTGGATTTAAGAAATATGCAACAATGTCACTATCGCCAATCATTGGATACAGTTCCTTAATTGCTCTAAGAGTACTGTTATCTGACTTAGCAAGACCAGTAGAAATATCCATACGGCGCTTTAATTCTGCAGGTGCAATAGTTCCACCAATATACTTAGCAAATGTAGCCTGCTGTTGTTCACGGGTAGAACCCATAAGACCCTTTTGACCATAGGCTGTAAAGATTTCAGCCATTGCATTCTCAAGGTCTAGGTATGTACCCTCATCATAAACATTAAGTCCTGCTTTTCTACGTGCTTCATTTCCAGCAAAACGAGCCTTGTACTCTGGTCTTTCACGAAGCATTAATGTAACTTGAGCAGTTGGTGTTCCGTCGATAATCATTTGTTTAACTGAGTCAGCAAGAGAACCCAAACCATACTTTTCAAATTCAGCCTTTAATATTGCCCAAGCAGATTCACGTTGGTATTTTTTTTCTGCTGCATCAGCCGCTGCTGCAAGGTCTGCTGCC